CATAGACGATATTACGGGTTATGATCCGGCAAATCCAACTATCACTGGAGGCCAATTACCTGCTGTTGATCCGGGATTCTATAATACAACTTTGCCAGGGGGCGTTGGTGATGTTGGTGAAACTGATTGGGGTGAATTGATAATGTCATCTCTATCAGCGAATCCATTAATCGCTCTGGCAACAGGTACAACCATAAATTTAACCAATGCAGAATGTACCTTAACTGGCGTAATTTATGGCAAGAATATAGAAATTGATTTCTGCTCACTTGAATGGATGGTTGATATTTTTGGTGTATTCGTACTATTACTTTTTACTATTCGCTCAATATTTGTTGCTTTGGGAGTTCAATAAAAAATGGGTTTTATAATTGCTTGGTTAGGACGTGCTTTTATAACGGGCATCGGTTTCAGTGCTGTTAGATTTACAGCAACTAAAGTCATCTTATGGGTAATGATGGTCACAATATTTCCTGCTGTCTTAATGCACGTATTCTGGATGTTTTATAACACAGTAATCTCAACGATTACACAAGTTGATGGTGCTTACGGTCTCGATCCTAACAGTTTAATACTTGAGTTTTCTGGTATTGCAGCTTGGTTCGCTATACACCTGAAACTTGTTGAAGGTTTTTCCCTTTTAATGTCTGCTGTTCTGTTTCGTATTGCGATCAGGATGATACCTTTTGTGAGGTTATAGAAAATGAAATTAAGTAAAACTGAACAATCTTTATTATCACAAGGAGTTAAATTGACGGTGTTGTCTTCTTCTAAATTATCCGATGGTACAGAAATTAAAGTAACTATTAGTAAGACTTTCAAAACACGGACATTATCTGATAACTGGTATTTTCCTAAAAGAGAGCTTATGCGTACCGCTTTATTAAGTTTAGAAGATGCTTGCTGCAAGCGTGTTGTGAATCATATTCGTGCAACTCCGCTTAGAAGAAAATTATTTGCTGATTCATGACTTATTAAATATTTTAGCTGCTGTATCTTTTGTGAAAATATAGAAAGTGAGGTGTGAATAATGTCAAACTCTAACTTTGAAGCAAGAAAGATTATTTCAAATGCGATGGGTGTTGTAACAATGGAAATAATCGGGAGTCGTGAAAAGGTAGAAGATACATGGAAAGCAATTTATCATTCTATTGATTCGAGCTACACAGTAACAGATTTTTATTATCCAATTGGTGACAGTGAATCTATACAAACCATTAAGTGCTTATCATAGCACGATAAAATTCCATCCCTGATCTGTTAATAAATAGCCGGAAACGAAATTCACTGAACCCATTTTGTTTTCGGCTATTTTTATGCCGTTAAACCTGAATGTATACAGAGGTTTAAAAAACATGACAAAAGAAAATTATCTGTTCAGTCAGCTCAATTTTTTTTGGCGTGATTTTTTTAACCGGCGGATATTTCCACTATGTCTTTATCTTTTAGATTTAAAACCAGACAAATAACAGGCTGTTTTTTGTCCACCTCTATCTTCTTAGTTTTATAGGAGTAATAACAATGCGTACCTTAATAATAGTAATCTTAATTTTAATTTGTGGTTGTTCGATTACAAAACCGAAACCCACAATAAGAGAATTCCCAGAGTATAAAAAGGATTTACAGAACGAAAAAAAACAATTTAAAATTTTGTCCGGAGAGAAGTTCCCAGATAAAGCTTTTACTGTTAATGCTGATTTTAAGGATTTGTCAGCATCCAATGTAATCCTCTTTTTCATGGATTTAATCCATGCTCGATATGTGTTATCCGGTAATTTTGACAGAACTATTATGATCTCCATTCATGGCCAGTATAAAGAATCAGAAATCATTAATATGTTGAAAAACATCCTCAATGCAAATGGATATGATGTAGTTCAAAAGAATAATGCTTACCTGTTTTATCAGATAAATAAAGACGATAATGACAATTCAATATATATCCAGGGAGATGAAGATAAAAGTAAAAGTGTATATACCTATAAAATGCAATATGTTCCGGTTGCTACTATTGCGGATACAATAAAGAGCATGTTCACGGAATCAGAAATTATTATAAATGATTCCCTTAATCTTGTTGTAATAAAAGCAAAAGAACCTGATTATAAAAATATCCGTTTGACTCTTGACCGCTTTGATAAACGTCCAAAGCAAATTATTGTCGGTATGGTAATCCTTGAAGTAGAAATCAATGATTCCATAAGACATGGCGTTGAATACTTTTTAAAAGATGTTAACAAAGGTGGGAATGTTTTGGCCTCATTGTTACCTGATAATTTTGCTACAGGTACGGATTTGCTACAAGGTGGAGTTAAATATTTTACAACACATAACAATACTGATGTAATTATAGAGCTCCTTAATATCGTTAGTAATGTGAAGATTATTAGTAAGCCAAAAATCATAGTTGAGGACAAAAAACACGGCACTATCAAGATCGGTAGAGAAGAACCTATTCAAAAGGGTACAACTGTAGCCAGTACAGGCGTATCAACCACTCAGATCGACTACAGGGACGTAGGATTAATACTTGATGTTGGAGTACATGTAGAAGAAAACAACGTCGTACGGTTAAAATTAAAGCAAGAATTATCATCTATAGTAACTGATTCAAACCTTTTAATCGCTTCACCATCATTTACACAGAAAACTATAGATATGGAATTCAATGTTACAGCTGGAGAAAATATCTTTGTCGGTGGATTGATACAAACAGAAGATACCTTCAGAACTAAGAAAATTCCTTTTCTTGGATCACTTCCTTATATCGGAACAATGTTCAGTTCACAGGAAAAGATTAAAAAAGAGACTGAACTAATAATGATCGTTAATGTTGAACTGCTGCAAACAGATGAGGATATCTATCAATATACCAATCCACTACAACAAAAAATTAAAGGGGTCTAATTATGGCAATGAGAACAATTGTAGGAAAAATAGGTAGTGGAAAAACCTATTATGCAGTTCACCATGTATTGACAGATAAATTTGAATGGAATGATACAACTGATGAATTTACATTAAAAGATACACGTATTCCAATGATGATATATTCAAATATTAGAAATATGAAACTTGGCGGGGATCTGGAAGAAGAAATTAAAACCGCTGGTGGGCTTAGAAAGTTTTTCCATATTGACTTTCAACGAAATTTTTGTAGAGGAAGAAATGTAATCTATATCATAGACGAAGCACAAACAGGTCAGTACTTTCATCGAAAATTCTATGATGTTGATGTACTAGAATTTTTCCAAAAGCAACGACACGTTGGTGCTGATGTTTATTTAATTACCCAGGACATTAGGTGTTTAGCCAGGGAATTTCAAAACTTAGCAGAATATGAAATTCGTGCAGTTCGTCGTTCTCACTCATTTGGTAAAAAATTTACCTATAAAATATATTCCGGTGATGAATGTACAAAGACAAAAAGAATACCTAAACTGCAAAGAGTTTTTAAAATGTATACATCTATGGAGATTGAAGAAGGTGAGAAGATAAAATCATCAACGACAAAGTTTATAATTTATACCCTACTTTTAATCGTTGGAGCTGGTTTTGCTTTTAAGTATGGATTTATGAACTTTATTGGTCACATGAATTCTAAATCAAGTGTAACAAAACAAGAAGTTGGTACAGTAGAAAAATTAAATAAACAATCAAAAGTAGTTTCTATTGTCGAGGGACCCGCAAAAGTAATTCAAAAAAATATGTTTAGGATTATTGGATATGTAGATGATGATGGGAAGAAATATTATATTGTAAATACAGGACGTTTAACACGTGTTCAATATACAGGAACTCCTAAAGGTGTGGGAGAGTCTTTGAGAATTGATGGTGTTTGATATATTAATTACTAATCAAGGGTTTCACTAATTATTGTGGATACTGATGTTCACGAACCGTCCACTCTTGTTCTAAAATGTGCGTTAATTTATCAAACAACGCATCTATTAATTTAGGATCATTATTACAATAGCTTCGTAACTTTTTTTCTTCGCTATTATTATAAGTTCCGAACTTTATCGGTAAAGGATAACGACCTGCCCAGAATAAATACTCTTCAATGCGTTGGAGAAGGTTGGACTCATTTGATGACGTGGAGATGATCTTACTCGCTTTTTTAGTTATTCCATGTCCACCTCTTTCCAAAATCCCACTTCTATTTTTTTGATCTTTAACTAATGTTGGATCTCTTCCGATAAGAATGCCTTTTATAAGATTTTCAAAGGCAATGCCAATCAAGAGCATATAGGAATGAACGAAAGCAAGCATCTTTTCTTGTGTTCCTTCTTGGCTTGTTGGTATATTTTTTAAAGCATCTTCTAACTTTGACAGAATCACGTCTGCTGACATTTTATGCTGTTTAGCTTGAGCAAGCCAAGATTGTGCATCCTTATTGATAAGTTCAAAAAGTTCCTTGTTTTTTTCTTCTTCAGACATAACTACCTTATTTGTTAACATGTTTTTTTAACTAAGTTTGAGCTAACGATTAGTTAACCAATGCTGTATTTTCGCATTTGGTTAAACGCCTGGTGTCAATAATATAAATTTGACCCTGTCATTTTCTTTTCGTTGACAGACCTGACCTGACCTGTGACGGCTTCAATCAGCGCTAATAACTAACCCTTCTGCTCCGCAATTTTTTAATGCGGTTACTACGTCCCTTGTATAGTGATCTCCGTTGTCAAATACTCCGCGTGGATTATTGACAGTAAATCTGGCTTTAATTATGTTATCTCCAGCCTTTTGTAAGCTGATGTTTAATGTGACCGGAACGTGATCCCACCCAAAAGGTTTTGCAGCAGAAATACTTTCAGTGTCTGTGTATGTGATATTCCATCCAGATTGCAGGAGTGCACATTTAACAGACATCATTGCACTATCAGTTGTGCTTTCTTTTGCCGTAATGCTAACTAATTGAGTTTTTGTTGCTGCTGCACAAGCAGTGAGTGAAACAATAATGACAAAGCTAACAACGATAAATAACACTTTGCGTGACATGAGTTTCTCCTTACTTCCTTTTAAGGAATATTTACAGTTTGAAATATTATAACGATTAGTTAACCAATGCAATTTTTTAGCATTTGGTTAAACACTTGGCTATGCTTGATCCTGATCTTCCTACTGGCACGGCTATTGTTAACTTTTATTTATCATTATTCTTTTGAATCTTGAGTTGTGTCTGATGTAGTTCCGGTAGTTTCAGTCGTTCCGGTAGTTTCAGTCGTTCCCGTAGTTTCAGTAGTTCCCGTAGTATTTGTTACGCCTGGTGACAAATTTCCCAAGCCGCCCAATCCCTTTTCTACCCCAGCTTCCAGTTTATTCAATCCTCCCAACCCTTCATTAGTAACTAATTTCCCCTTTG